GCAATCTGCTCTGCTGGGTGAGCGTTGGTTGTCATACGTACACCTTCAGTAAGAGGTGAGGGGTCTACTGCACAATTCTTGTAACGACGGTAGTTCACACGAAGACCAGGAGCTACTCCTAGTTCCGTCTTCTTAACAGCAAACTGTTCAAAACGAAGAATTGGCATTGCCTGGAACAAAATTTCTTTTGACCAGATTGTTTGGATTGCTTGATTCAAAGATGAGTTAGCACCTGAATAAGCTGTTGGGGCACCCGCTAGTTGGGATGAACCTGTGATTGCTGAACCTGCCATGTTGGGTCAAGTCCTTTCTTTTGTTAGTTGGGGGGATTAACCGAACAGTCCCTGACCACGGTTGTTTGCAGCGGCGCCAAGATACTTATGGCGATTCTTGATGTAGTCATCCATAGAGATTCCCTTTGAAGGGTCAATCGTTAACGGGTTGTGTTCCGAATCATTATCCAGGGGTCCTGATGCAGGAGCCGTAATACGGGTTCCTGCCATTGATTGCTTTGCATTCATTGTTGCTTGCTGTACGTCTTGCATAATTCCTGCAGACTTAGCCTTCAACGTCTCAATGCTCTGCTCAATATCTTCTTGCGATGAACCGCTCACTAAGTCAATAAGCTGAGGGACAATACTGTCACGCTCTTCTTCAATGCGTTGTGCACGATAGTTCATCAAATCTTGGAACTTACGTTCTGTGTCAAGGAGTGCAAATGCACGTTCTCTCTCAAGACGTTCAGCCTCTATACGAGACTCAAATTCTTGCTCCTTCTTAGAAAGGAGTTCCTTGAATGAAAGTTCATTCTCTTCTTCTTGCTTTTTCTTAGAGTCACGCTCTGCTTTCTTAGCATTGCGCTCTTCTTCTCGCTTGATGTCTTTAGCTGCAAGTTCTTCAGCAAGAGCTTTTGCTTTTGCAAGTTCTTCTTGCATCTTTTCCATCTGTGGATATAACTTTGCCTTTTCTTGCGCACGAGCTCTTGCGAGGTCATCAGCGGTAAATCCAGGCACAGGTGCTTCCAGGTTTCCTTGGACAGCAGCTACAGTTTGTTCTGCAATTGCATCCATTATTTCTTGATTATCGGCCATTTAGGTCACTTATCTTTCTTGGGTAGTTGTCCAAATGCCTTGCGGCGTATCACGTTGATTTAACAAGACAATTCCATATCATTTAGTATGAAATGTCAGGCTATATGAGTAATTATTTTTACTCCTTGTCTACTGTTCTCCTTTGTGGAATTTTAGTTCCATAGGCTTCAGTGACAAGTTTGTTTCTTATCTCAGCTTCAGCTCCCTGTTCTATTCCACGGGATTGCTGGTTCTCTGGATTTTTTTCATTCTCTGCAGTTTCTGGGCCTTGAAGTCCATCGCCCAACACATCGCCATCTCCAAGTTCAGTTGGAGCTAAAGGCACAGCAGAAGCACCATCAGGACCCGGCATCATGCCAGTCATATCCATGATTTGTTTTTGAATTTGAATTTGAAGTAGTTCCAAAGCGCCATCAGCAATTTTATCTTGCTTAAGCTCTTCACGAATCTCCTGTAGTTTTTCTTCAGGGAATTCCTCGCCCAGCGTACGCAGGGCTCCTTCTTTGGACTCTAGGCCCATACCCAACTTAGTTTGAATTTCATTAAGAATGATGAGCTTATCTAGTGGTAGAGGTTGTGGGAACTGTACGTAATTTTTATAGGTAATTGGGTCAGAAAAATCAAGTTGAGTCAATTGACCTTCCTTGATTGGACCGTCTTTTGCTGGGTCATACACAAACTCTTGTGGCTCCTTAAGAGCAAGAGTGCGTAGAGCAAGCTCATTAATCTTTTCAATACCAACACCGTATTGCGCAATCTTTTGCGCATGACGATTCATTAACGGCTGATACTGAATAGAGAGAGCAACACCTGAGGTATTTGAAATAGGTTGAACTTGTCCCAGTGCGGTTTCTGGGATGTTCATCATTTCATGCATTGAGCGCTTTAGAAGTTCTAGGTACTTTAGGGCTCCGTCAATACCCGCTGAACCACCTTCTAGATTGAAGACTTGAGCATCTTTTGGAAGACCGCCCCAAACCTTCTTTGCACCCTTTTCAAGATTAGAAGCTTTAGCACCAACAATAACTGTCACAGGGGAAGCGTGATAGTTAATGATGTCTGCTACGTCAGTTGATATTTCGTTATAGGCTCGGTTTATTGTGATGATGTCGTGTGCGTCTGCGAGACCCCAAGGCGAACCTGAAACAGGAACATTTGGAATATGAACTACAGGAATAAGTCCAAGTGGATTTGGACGTGAGTCAATGAGTTCATCATTAACGTATTCCTCAATTGTGTCATCCGTAAGAATTTCAGTATAAGTAAATACTTGACGAGTGCCCTCTAGGGATGTTCCCCAAAAACGATACTTTTGTTTAAAACGTAACAACCGTGTGCGGTCGTGTGGGTGAAACTCTGGAAAACAAAAAGACGAGTTCATAGGAAGAAGACGAACCCGACCTGGATGTGCACCACCAGCGGAATCTACCCAAGGTTCTTCATAAGCAACTTTTACGAATACGTCGCCTGTAATTCCTCCTTGTTGTGCCATCTCAAGAAGTACCCGCATCTTGTCATTGTCTACTTCCCAAATGCGCTCTAAGCGGTCTGGAATAATTGCTTCAGTTGCTTTAGGAGAACGAAAGTGAACACCTTTTCCAAATACAAAACGTGCCAAGAAATCGTTAAATGCACGATAGTAGTTAACAGAAATTTGTAACTCGCCTGCTTCACGGCGATATCCCCAATGATGTCCAAGATACATTGCCCAATTAAGTGAGTAACGGTTTAGTCGTGGACCGTGTACCTCAAACTCCTCATCCGCAAGTTCTACAAGTCCCAAAGGGGAAATAGAAATTGTTAAGTCAGAGGAAGCAGCTCTGTATGATGGAGGTGAAAAGTCAAGAAATGACATTACTTATCTTTCTTCTTGTCTTTCTTAATTGGCTTTCTTTTTTCTGTAGCAGCTTCTTTTTTCTTTTTATTTTCAAATGCTTTTTTAACCATGTCTTTACGACGAGTTAATTCAGTTGATTCAATAAATTTTCCGCCTGATTGTATGTAGCGCTCATGAACCCAATGACTTGCTCCAGGATTAGGATAGTTAGAATACTTAGCTTTAGCCTGTGCAACAATCATTGCGTATAGTTTTTCATTTGCTGGTTTACTAGCCACTACAACTCCTCTTGATAACCCGATAGCCCCCACACTAATGTGAGGGCATACGGGTGTCTGTCTAAATTAGTCGTTAACTACAGTTGCAGACTGACGCTGTGTGCGTCCACCTGAACGAGCTACTGTCTCAATTGTTGCTGCTGAGTAGTCGTTGTTGGTGCCATGTGCAAACTCACCCAGGAATGTTGGTGCTTCTACCCATGAAGCTGAACCTACGTGAGCACGCTCAGCAAGAGTTTCTGCTGCTGGCTTCTCAAATACGTTTGCGTTGTGATTTGGGCGTCCTGCTGCAGGAATCATTCCCTGCATCATGCCCTTTTGGAAATCACTTGGAACATCTGTATCTGTTGCAATACCTTCTTCAAAACGAAGTGGTCCACGACGTGATGTGTTAGCTGCTCCGGCACGCTCGTAAACGTTAGGTGAGCGTTCTGGGAATTGTGGTGCTGGTGAAATTGTCATTATTACTCCTTAAGGATAAAAATGGAAAGGCCTTTTCCTGTTCATAGTTTCCACCCTTTTTACAAGAATGTATTGCTTAACTAGCAAAAAAAGGATTACTAGAGGCAACCACTTCAGGCATTACCAAATCTTGCGTTAAAGAACAGGCAATTGATAAAGAGTCCACAAAGTCGTCATGTGAGTAGGCTTCTTCAGGAGCAGCTACTGAAAAATTAGGTCCCTTAAATTGAACTTCGGCATCTGTCATCTGTTGGTAGAACCGCTTCCAAGTACGAAGGCGTCTTGTCTTTGCATGCGCAGGCCAAGAAATCATATCTCGTTGAATAAGTGCTTGTAGGTGTTTCCATCGCTTTGACTGTTCAGAAGGAGAGGAGGTGAGTGACATTACTTCTGCTCTAGGTAAAAGAAGCTTTAATCGTTGTGCAACGGCGTCACCTACACCGTTAGCATCAACGCCAACAGCAAGTACATCATAGTTTTCTAAAAAATTAACAATTTGAAAATATTGCTCTTCCCAATCATCGCCCTGTAGTTCAAGCCAATTCAATACGCGGTGGTCAAAGTAACCAAATTCATCTGGACGGTCCCAGTCAACCCAGACAACGGTTACAACAGTAGAGTCAGTTTTACGTGCTGGGTCAATACCAACAACACAGGGAGTTTTGTGCCAAGACTTAACCAACTCTTGAGACGTATCTCCAAGTTCATCCATTTTAGTAGATGTAATAAACATTCCTCGTTCAAGAAGCCATTTACAACAATATGACATTTGAAACTCATCAGAGTCTTCACCAATACGAAGCATTTCTTTTTTAATTGAACGTTCATAATTTTTGTTATATTTAATAACTTCTTTCCAATCCCATTGGAAATGGTTTTGTCTATTGCCTCTGGTTGTTTGACGTCTACGATTTAATTGAATAGCTTTATAAAAGTTATTTTTAGAAGTTGTAGGTGTGCCTGTTTTAACCATAGTTCCTGCGTAGTACGCAAGCATTGGTGCAATAGATTTAGAGACTACAAAGTCATCTGCTTCTTGACACTCGTCAATAACAATAAGATGGAATGACTTAGACTCAATCTTTGCTCGTGGGTTAGCAGTCATCATTGTCATAGTTGAGCCGGAGTTAACAAGTTTGATTTGACGAGTAACGCCTCCAACACGAGCTGTTTTATCGTCAATTTCTACGTCATTTAAAATCTCTAACGCACGCTCAGAAGTAAGGCGAGTTACACAACGACCAAATAATGTTTCAGCCTGAGATTCTGTAGGAGCAAATAGCCCAACCCATAGCCCGTCTTTAAACTTTCCAAGTAAATCTGGGTACAACTTTGCAAGTCGTGGAAGCAAAATCATCATTGTAACTACAGTGTCAGCAACTGTTTCAGATTTACCCGACTGACGAGCAGCAAGAGCAGTAATTTCTTCTGCATCGTTAATGATTACAGATTCCATCAACCGTCGTGCTAAAGGCTTTTGATAAGGATGCAAATCATGACCGACTAACACTTTTAAAAAGTCCATCATTTTGTCAATAAGTTTATTTACAAATTGTTGCGAAAGTTCATCTAGTTCTTCTTCTTTTTCAAGAGCCGCTTGTTCTGGGTCTTCTTCTTGAAGATAAAACTCAGGATTAATTTCTTCAAATTTTTCGTCATCAAAATCAAGAGGCATATTTGTTCCTTAATTGACTAGACCCACATTTCTGTGGGCCATCGCCAGACCAGGAGAGAGGTGAAGCGGGCAAATCGTAGCACGTACTATGCACGTTTTTTCAGTTCTTTAGCAATGGCATGAAAAGCTTCTGCTCCCATTAACACTTCATCAAGAAGTGCATCACTGTTCTGACTCCTTTGCCATTCGGTAATAAGTTTGCCAATCGTGAACATTGATTGTTCCATCCACAGAATCAAGTCTGGCGTAGATATCTTCGCCACTCTCTTCTCTATCCGAGTCTGGGGCTGTCCATCCTGCTTCTTCCGTAAAATCGTCATAAGTTACTTCCCGCATTTCTAGTGCCGAATTAAGTGCTTCTTCTTCAGTTTTAAACCCTGTCCACTTGCCGAAGGCTAGTGCTTTGTACTTAGGTAATCTTACTAAAAAGGGTTGTGAAGTTCTAAATGGTTCTTCAATCTCTTGCGTCCAACCACGGACAATAAACTTAGGACCCCAGATAACAGGGAAGTCAATTAGTTGTACGAAGTGTTTTGGTCCGATGCTGTGTACCTTAGGCATTATTTTCCTTTTGGGTTTTTCCCACCTTTAGAGGGGTTTTTACCTGTTTGTTTTGCTGTGGTAGTTCTTTCACTATATGGCTTATATGTACTTTTTGTTTGTCCTGCAGCTTTTCCATTAGCAGCAATTTGAGCACCACGACTAAACCGATAGAACGCTTGTTGAGCTTTTTTGGAAATAGAGGAAACATCTGCTGGACCACGAGGCTTGAAGTCTAGCATGCTGTGAATAATTGCTCCTTTAGAGCGGTTAGCTTTAAAGGCTCTCCACTCGTTTTCGTCCACTTCATAGTAATTGTAAAAAGTTCCATCACGAAATACAACTGTAAGTTTTTCTTCATCTTCGTCATATCCAGCAGCAACTGTACGTGGGCGTTTTGGATTAGATGATGAGGTTGGAACAACAGTTAAATCTGCTGGAGAAGTATCTTCGCCAGATTGAGGGCCTTCCATTCCAGGAACAACTAAGTCACCTGTTAAATCTACAACCTCATAAAACGGACGACTAGAGAATCCTCCAGCAGCGTTATAGAGCGTGTCCATAGACATAGGCTCACCAGCAAGGTTGTTATATTGTTTTGGATTGTAATAATCCATTGATTGAGTGTCGTCATACATGACGTCAGTAACTCTATTGAACTCGCCCTTTGAAGCAGCTACTGGACCGCCGCTAAAATCATCGCCAAATACTTGGCGTCCAAGAGAGTTAAGCATCTCTTGAGCAGACGGAGTAGCCCGGCGTATATTCCGGGCTGCTCCACCTGTTGTTCTTGCCATTAGTTAATTAGGACGCTGTTGCCCAAGCAGTAACAGTCATAGCTGTTCCTGCTGCACGCTTTTGTCCTGCAGCAATGCTTTGAGCCACTACAGACCCTACAGCACCTACGACTGAACCAGTTCCTGATGTAATTACAGTATTTGCATTAGACAAGAAGAACACATCTGTTGTGCTTGCAGTATCGGTTACTGTGTAAGTACCGTCAACGGTACCTGTTCCTGAGATTGTAATCTTTGAACCGATTGGGTAACGAGCAACAAGACCAGTTCCAACAATCTTTGCTGGGTATGTTCCTGCTGTACGATTTACGTTTGAAACAGTTTGAGCAGCGTTTGTACGGTCTGCTGCTGCTGTTGTGTTGAGCTCAAGGTCACCGAGAAGTGTTAGAGCATCTGCCTTTGCAGAACCAAGTACGTTAGGTACAGTGATGTAGTCAACTCCAGAGGTTTGTGAACCTGCTGAATTTGGTGTGTAAAGGGGATAGCCATTCCAGCCATCTTCAACAATGTTATGTGAATCTAGGGTGTAATCAAGGAGACTTCCACCGTTTTCTGCACGAACGTCGTTTGGTTGTGTTGGGAAATTACCCCATACAAAATCAACTACGACATTTCCGTTGTCATCAACAAGATGACCGTTTGTATTTGTAGCCATTTTTCTACTTTCTCTAGAGAGGTTGTAAATTTTCCCCATGCGCTTAGGGGAACCCTTGTATGTAGTATCCAAGAAGAAGGTAAAACTGTCAGGGTTATTAGTCTTCGCAGATATGGTTCTTAAGTTGTTCTTCTAATAAGACTTCATTACATTCTCGGCATTTAAAGAACCGAGTATCGTCTAATGCAGAATGAAGAGAATCTGAATGCTCATCCGTGTATTCCATACGGGGCTGTTCTAAAATTTCAGGTGGGAATGGCCCTCTTGGGCTATGAGCAGTTGCAGGTATTGCGTGACCTTGAATTGCAAACTTACGGATTAGGGGCATCGTCAGATACGGGTTTCTTAGTCGGTTTCTTTTTCGGTGTAGTGTCCGTAGTTGATTCTGGAGTAAAAATAATGTTAGGTAAAGCTTCTTCAATAAGTTCTTTGTGAGATGTAGTCAACTCTAAAAGTCCAGCTTTAAGTCTTGGCTCTAAAAACTTAGGTAAATCTTTAGCGCAATAAAGAATTGATTTTTGAGCAGTTAAACGATAAACGTATTGAGCGTCTTTATCGCAGTTAGCGCACTTCATATTATTTCTTCTTTAATGAAATTGCTCGTCCAGTTTTAGGGTCACGACCAACTGCTGCACCTTTTGGTGCCGGAGGTGTTTCTGCTGGAGCTTCTTGTGCTGGAGGTTGTTGCATTTTAGGAGCTTTTGGTGCACGCTTTTTGCGTGTAAAACTTGCTTTAACATTTCCATGTGTAAAGCCAACTTCTGTTCCACCCTCAGATAACTTACTTAAACGTCCCATCAAATCAACAGCATTAGCGTGAGCTGCTGTTCCTTCGGCAATGGTAAGACCTGATTGAGTTCTAATTGCTTCTTGAGAATTGTGATGAACAATTGCTGTTTTTGCTAAATCATTGTTGTGCTCAAGAACTGTTTTACGAATTTCGTGACGATGAGTTGCAGCATTTTCTGTCATGCGTTCGCCAGATTGTTGAGTTGAAAGATTAGACTCAATAGCACCAATGTGTGTAGCTAAATCTTTATTTAAACTATGTTGAACAAGTTGGCCTGTAATCCCAACACCACCGCGACTTTGATTTCCTCTACCCAATTTATTGGAAAGAGCAGTTCCAGGGTTCCAAGTACTTTGACCAAACTGTACTGGGGAAGGATTTAAATCAGGCATAGGCCTATCTTCCTCTAGTTTGCCAATTCAGTCTTGTTATCTGTAAGGCAATTTTCAATAGAAATTAACCGGTCACCCATCTCTACAAAAGCATCCATTAAGACGGTTTGGTTCTCATAGAGTCTATCTACGCGGTCTTTGACTGTATTAAAACCACCGTTGTTGCTTAGCTCGCCATCCATGTTGTTAAGACGTTCCATTACGCCAGGTACACGGTCACGACCAGGTTCTTCTTCTTCGCCTTCCCAATCCCGCATAAATCGTTCCATCCAATTAGCCCAACGCTTTATCTTTTTATACAAAGGACTTAAAAGAATTCCTACCCCAAGAAGAGCACCAGTAACAACGCCAATAGTCGTAAAAAACATTGTCACTGGTGCTACTCCTTAGTTAATTACTTAGAACCGAGACCGAAAGCGGCATCGTTTTTATTGAGTGCACGAAGTGCTGGACCAGCTACTGCGCCTACTGCTGCCATGCCAAGTGACTTAGGGTCTGTGTGACCAGCCATGTACATAGCAATTGCTGCTGACGCTGCGGTACGAGCATATGATGCTGCTGCAGCTTTTAACTTTGCGTTCATGTTTCTCCTTGCTAATTGCCCTTACCTAATTCTCTTTTATTCTTTTGGATTACGCAGTCTAAGTGTGATAATCCAAACAATGAAAGATGCCAAAGTTACCTTTCCGATAACAGTTTTAGCACTTCCTGTAAGAACTAACCATGCTGAGAATAACCCAACAAAAGTCCAAATCTCTGAAAAAAAGTCTTTTGATACATCTTTAAAAAATTGTTTCATTATTTAAATCTCCTTCGTATAGCGGCAACGGCAACGGTTATAACCAAAATCTTTTTGGCTTTCTTTCTTGTAACTGGGGACATATCATTTCCAATGTTTGCAATAGCAACGTAGGCCTGATTAACGGCTTGTACTGCTGCTCCTGCTCCTGGTATGGCATCTAGTGCTGCAGGTATTTCAACAGGTGTTAATATTACAGGCACAGCAACATCGGGGGCATTGAAAGTCATTCCTCCTGGTTGTCCAATAAATGTTTCTGCAACTGTAATAGCATCTGGTGGAATTGGGTCACCAGAACCAGGGGTTGGCGCTGGAGGTGTAAGAGTTCCGTCTTCAGTAACAACTTGTGGGGCAGTCTGTGTACCGAAGAATTGAATACCGCCATTTTCAACACCTGGTACGTCAACTTGTACGTGAGCTACTAAAGCCTCTACTGGTGCAGGTTTTGGTATATCTGTAGGTAATTGAGCAGCATTATTTGGCACAATGCCAATTTCCTTAAACGCTTGAATTGCCGCTGGTGCCATGTATGTTTCTGGAGCTACAGCTGGAACCCAAGTTGCTGCTGTAGTATTTTCAGTAACAACTATTACAGCAGGAGGTTCTGGTGCAGGAACAGGTTCAGGAGCAGGTTCAGGTGCTGGAGCAGGCTCAGGAGCAGGTGCTGATTCAGGCAAAGGCTCAGGCCCAGGCATTGGGTCTACTGGAGGTTCAGCTGGAACAGTTGTATCTGGGTTATCAACAGAAGGTTGGTCAACAGGTGTCGGAGCTTCATCTACTGGAGTTGGCTCATCAACAGGTCCAGGGTCAGGAGTTGCCACAGGAGGCTCTTCAACAGGCGCTGCAGGCTCTTCAGCAGGGGCAGGAGCAGGTTCTGGAGCTGGCTGCTCAACAGGTAAAGGTTCTGGGGCTGGCAGTGGCTCTGGTTGAGGTTGTTCAACAGGGTTTTGCGGCAAAGGCTCGGGTTGAGGTGTGGGAACAGGGTCAACTGACGCAATTGGCGCAGGCTGTGGGGCGGGAGTCGGCGGTGTGGGTGCAGGAACCGCAGCAATAACAGTTTGCGCTGTTTCAATAACTGCAGGAACAGCAATTACTGCGTCAACTGCAGCAGAGACAGTTGCAAGTGCTGTTACTTTTTCAGTTAATGTTGTAGAGGCCGTAGTTAATGCAGTAACTGTGTTTTGAGAAACTGTAGAAACTGTTGGTATGTGAGATGCCGCAGATGCTGTTGCAGTATTAGCAGCAACTACTGAAGTAATGGTGGAGTTTAAAGCGGCAATTTGAGCGTTAGCAGTTTCAACTGCTGCTTGAACAGCAGCGGTACTTGGGTCTGGAATTGGTACAAATGGCGCACCTTGTGCAACAACTCCGTTAAACCCAGGACCAGGATTTGTATCAGCAATAGGAATAATTGTTCCGTTGGTAG